CATCGAGATCATCTTCTCTAAATTTTCAGAGGGAAGAATTTCCTCTCTGTAGAGATAGTAGAAGATGGTCGCTTTGGAAAGAAGTGACATGTCCGGATCGATAGCAAGTATATCATCTATACAATCGGGGCTGAGGTAGGCACGCAGGTGCCATACCACTGTCTCGAAATTAACAGAGCCATCTAGCATTGCAAAGAGCACACCAAAGTGGATTGGGAGGATTTTCACTCCCTGTATCACCCAATTTCTGGCGAATTCAATCGTTGGAACTTTGTCCTCGGAAATGATAGTCTTCTTGGGATTCACTGAGATTCCTATGTCCGACATTATCTTCAGATAATTTTCGTAGACTTGGCGATCACCTCTAATTAAGAGATCATCTCCAACTAAACGATAATTTTCGGATGAAGCTCCGGCGACCCATACAATGAAGTGGTGTGTCAAGGACATTGTCGTCCATGATGAAAACAGTCCCATACCGTTACCAACCGTGTACCTAGCTGCTTCCGCTACCTTCTCGTACGCCGAGCCTCTGGTAACATAGGTTCTATCGATTATTGTTAACCAATAGTTCGCTATTGCTTCACCATCGAAACCAAGACGTGTAAGAATACGCGCCAAGATCCGGTGTTGCAGAAGTCGAGGCATTCTGTCGGTAGCTGCAGAAAGATCCAATGAGTAAAAGTTCTCGATCTGATCTCTGTACAGATTGAGCCCGGAAGGGTGATTGAAAGTACAGTCTGAAGGTAGGAGTTTCAATAACTCAAACGATCCAAAATGTATTGCTGATAAAGCAGTCTGGGAGACCCAGTCTGCTATAACAATTGTCCTAGCTTTCGCACCCGGTGCGGTGAACGTCACTATACGTGAGGCGTTCGTAAGAGGAAAGGACTTGTCCCACGCTGTGTTGGCGAAGAGATTGTCAACCAAAAGGATGAAATCTGAACCAGCAGAGAAGTGAGATGCGATGCCTCTTATCGCATCACGGATTGGAAAGTCTCTCCAGATGGCATTCACGTCCTGAAGAAGGTTCACATCGTGAGCTCCCCCTGCAGGCGAGGATGCATTTCCAGAGTAGATTTGAAGACGGAAAAATTCTTTGATACTTTGTAAATTCGGGATGGAATCCAACCACGAATCTATTTTAGAGTCAGAGAAATAGGTACCCAGAGCTTGCTCTATCGTCATCTTACCAGTGTAAGGTCCGACTATAGTGCTAATATCTGGAATCGCCTTTGCTGTGAACTGTCGGTAAATACAGATAGAAGAGTGTATCAACGATAACACTTTCTGTCTCGTCGCAGCATCTTCGATCCCTTTAGATTCTAATATTAGTATTGGAAGAATTCTAGAGAGATTAGCGAAGTTGTCCGCTAGTATTCCGAGTTCTAAGTTCAGGTTATCAGACACGAATTTTTCGTGATAGCAGTATTGTTCGAGTTCCTTAAATTGTTTGATGACATCTAGAGCGACAGTTCTAGTTGGTGAAACTTTTTTGAGTGGGGAAGTACTCTGCGTTGATACCACTGCTT